CCTATAAATAGTATTACTAGATACAATTATTTATAAGTGAAAACATATGGCTGTTAATATTAATATTCCTGGAATCGGCACTGTCAGTGCTTCTGATGCGGCTACTGAATCAACGTTACGAGCACTTTTAGCCGCTACACAAGGCGCTAATACGATTATACGTTCCAACGAGTCTACTATAGCGTACCAACAGGCACTCCAAGAACGATCAGCGCAAGCAACTAATGCGCATATGACCTCGATTGGATCTAATACAAGGCGAGCAGGAACAGATATTAGCAGATTTGCAGATGACGTATCAAGTGGTCTTGCTGGCGTAAATCAACGGACGTATACACTTCGCCAGTATCTAAAAGATCTAAGTCATGCGGCAGCCGCACTTACTGATCGATTTGTCTCAAATTATGAAAGTTTGGCTACTGACCCAGTAGGCAGTTCAGTTAAAACAGTTAATACTTTAATTGATTTGTTTACGGGCGCACTAAGCGGCATATTGGGTACGTTCACCAGCTTTGGTAGTAAACTACTATCGGTAGAAAAAAACTTCAGCATTGCTAAATTTTTATCTGGGGCTGGAGAAAAGATTGGTGAAGCCGCCAAGTATGTAAATGAGTTTCTTGGCAAACAATTACAAATTACGTTAGACAGTTTCCGAGAATTTAATCGTATGGGAACTACGTTTGCTGACGGTATGAGTGCTATTAGAGCCGCAACCGGCAGTGCTGGAATATTACTGCAACAGTTTACACTAGGTATTAGATCGTCGATTGACAGTGTTAGAAATCTAGGTATAGGTACAGAATCAGCGACTATGTCAGTTGCAAGAGTTATGGAGCAGTTGGCAAAATCAACGCATGATATTGTAGTAAGACAACTTGATGATCAAGGAAACCTCGTAGCAGTTACGCAAACACAAAGTACATATAGAGAATCTCTAAGAAGATTAGGATACGAAATTGAAGATCAGATAGCATTGTCAGCAGACTTCTTGGCTGTCCAACGTGCGTCAATGTCTTCGGAACAATTTAGGGAGTATACACGCAGGGGTATAGACCAAACAGTTGCCAAAGATACATTAGACTATGCAAAAAATCTAAGACTTATAGCCAATCTTACTGGAGCAAATGCGTCAGAATTGGCCAAAGAAGCAAGAGACAAACAGCTGTCTGCGGTAGCTCTAGCTAATCTCAATGCGGAACAAAGGAAGACATTTGGCCAAGTGTCAACGGCATTAATAAAATTTCCTATAGTTCAAAAAGCAATAGACCAGTTAATTGCTACCCAAGGCGGCAATTTCATGGACCCTGCTTTACAGAATATAGCGGGACAGATTCCGGAATTTGATCGAATCATACGTGGAATTTACAGTAATATTGTTGACGGGGTAATGACTCCCGCGGAGGCAGCCCTGGCCACAGCCACGGACGTGGCTACTGTATCTAGACTCCTCGAGGAAAATCACAACGTGTTACGACCAATGATTAATGCCGCTACGCTTGGTGCAGGCGGCACGATACTACGCGATATAGTTGATATCGTTAATGGTTTTAATACTATTACAATAGATGAACAAGCTGTAGACGCTACTAGACTTGCTATAGAGCTAATGTTTAGCGCACCAGATAAACTTACTCAAAGTTTGAATAAGTCCGCCGAGACTATGTTAGAGATTGGCGCCGGAATTGAAAAGCTCACTACAGGCAATGTATTAACAACATACTCTAGCTTTTTAGAAAGAGTTAACAACGGAGTAAGAGTCTTTGTTGAAGGAATTGCAAATTTGCCTACGAATGCATTGAACGCACTCTTGTCGGGGAAGGGTATTGTTGACACTATTATTGACACTGTCAAAGGATCTGATATTGGTGTTGACATGGGGCAAGGAGGCCGAAAAACACTGTTAGAAGAAAGAGGTGTTCCACCGGAAGCCATGATGGTCTCTGAGACCAGGCCTGAAAACTTTGCAGTTGCTGGGCTAAATGGTGATGTACTTACTGCTATGAAACGAGCTGAAGAGGCAACTAACAATGTAGTAGCGGCTCAAGTAAATGCAGACAGCGACAGTGTAAACGCAAACAAAGCCTTGTTAGACAAGCAAGACGCACTGGTTGCAAAACTCGGTGAATTGTTAGATGAAACCAGACTTCAAAATTCATATTTACAAAAATCAGCTCGCGCAAATCAAACCCAGGCTGATTCAGCGTTTAGATTAAATGCCGTCACCGTCTAGTGATGCGATAAATATAACACAACTTCGGAATCACTAAATGACCTGGCGAAAATATTTTAAAAGTAGCAACATACCTAGCAACGTAAGTCCTATAGGCAGTGGCCGTAGCAGTGGTGCAAACCCCGACTATCGCAACTTTGAAAGCAACTTACCCGACGTATACATTGGTCACCCAAATCGTACTGAACGTTATAACCAGTACGAGCAGATGGATATGGATTCAGAGATCAATGCCGCACTGGATATTCTTGCGGAGTTCATGACACAAACTAACGAATCAAACGGCACAAATTTTGACATACACTTTAAAGATAGTCCTACAGACAACGAAGTAAACATAATCAAAGAACAGTTACAACAGTGGGTATCACTTAATGAATTAAACAAACGCACATTTAAGATCATACGAAATACGATCAAGTATGGAGATCAAGTATTTGTGCGTGACCCAGAGAACTTCAAGTTATTTTGGGTAGAAATGAGTAAAGTCACAAAGGTTATTGTTAACGAAGCAGACGGTAAAAAACCGGAACAGTACCTAATTAAAGATATCAATCCTAACTTTCAAAATCTCACAGTTACATCAGTAGCCGCAACAGACACTTATATTAATCATCCACAAATTGGCGGAGGTGGTGGCGGTGCTTACACACAGCCAAACACTCCATATTCAGGTGGTAGTAGATTTATGTAATACACATGAGTTTAACAGAAGGTTTGGATGCTTATTGGCCTTTTGGTAACAGTGTGCTAGAAAATGTGTTTAAGGTTTACAAGCAGAAAGAACTGCTTGAAGATGCTATTATTATATACAGAATACAACGTGCGCCAGAGCGTAGAGTATTCAAAATTGACGTGGGTAATATGCCAACACACATGGCAATGGCTTATGTAGAACGTATTAAGAACGAAATACACCAGCGACGTATCCCAACACAAACAGGTGGCGGCGCTAACATGATGGATGCAACATATAATCCGTTAGCAATGATGGAAGATTACTTCTTCCCAGTTACAGCAGAAGGACGTGGTAGCAGTATTGATGTTTTCCCTGGAGGACAAAATCTAGGTGAAATCACAGACTTGCGTTTCTTTACAAACAAACTGTTCCGTGGACTGCGCATTCCTAGCAGTTATTTGCCAACAGGATTAGAAGACGGTACAGCAAGTTATTCAGATGGGCGTGTTGGCACAGCACTAATTCAAGAATGGCGCTTTAATCAGTATTGTAAGCGTCTACAGAACATGATTGTTGATAAACTTGATCAAGAGTTTAAGACATTTATGCGTTGGCGTGGTATTAATATTGATAGTCAACTGTTTGACCTCAAATTGGAAGAGCCACAAAACTTTGCACAGTACAGACAAGCAGATGTTGATTCAGCCCGTATCGCAACATTTGCACAGTTAGAAGCATTTCCTTATATGAGCAAGCGTTTCCTAATGAAGCGGTACTTGGGCATGACTGAGCAAGAAATGACAGAGAACGAAGAAATGTGGGCACAAGAGCAGGGCGATATAGAAACAGCACCAGCAGACGATCCATCATTACGTAATGTTGGCATAAGTCCGGGTACTATTGCAGGTGATTTAGAAAATGTAGAAACTGCTGAAGCAGTCCCCCAAGGGGCTGAAGGAGCCGCAGGCGGCGCACCAACAGGTGTTCCTGATACAGTAGGACCGGGTTCAGCACAAGGTCCTGGCGCAGGCGCCGCAGGAGCCCAACCATCAGCCCAAACTGCAGGATAGTATAAATAATACTATGTTTTTAGCTGAACTCTACCAAAAGACCGAAAAAGGATATTA